GAGGGCCCCGACCTTGGCTTTACAAAAGCCCTGCACTACCACTGTGCTATGATGGCAAGTGGTGGTTTCCTATCGCCCCTAATTCTGAAACCACCAAAGGGAATTAGAGCAGTTGAAGGGTACATATGCTGTTTATACTCAGCCCCATTGTACCATCGGGGGGACTTATTTGTGTTCAGAACTACCCAGCCATCCGTAGGACTTACGAGCACACACTGCCTAGGGAATTCATCGGTTCGGTCTTGCCCTTACTTCAACGGATATATTATCCCATAAAAAAAGAGACCCGTAAAGGGTCTCTCTTAAAATATGTAATATCTGAATTACATGAGGTTCTTGATTTGAACACGTCTGTAGTAGCGGTTCTGGTTAACCTTAAGTCTTCCAAGACCTTGATCTGTACCTTCGGCAAATGGGTTAGCAACAAGACCATATCTTGTCTTAAATCCAATTTTTGGTTGGAAGGTGTTCTCTCCCACAGCACGTACCATTTGTAGCGGAACGTAAGGGCAATAGAACAGACCAGCGTCATAAGGAGAAGATCCTTTGTATCCTACAACGTAGTACTGTTGAGCAGCAACGTTAGCAGCATAAGGGTCGATGTAAACTCTATACTTACCGAGTAGAACACCAGCAAATGTATTGCCTGTGTCATCAACGTTAAGGTTAGCGTTAAGAGCAGGTGTGTAGTCTAGTACTCCAGCCATTGACAATGCAGATGCAACGTCAGCAGAACACATGATTACATTACCCTTTCCACGACGAGTTCTTTGTGCGATAGCGTTAGCATCACGCTCGATTTGGAATAAGAGACCTTTAAACTTCTCAACGGACCAACGACCATTACTGTCGATGTCTAAGTCAAAGACACCTGCAGTTGCAGTGTTAGCAGCAGCACCTTGTTCAGCAACCTTGTAGATAGTACGGATAACTTCACGGTTAATTTCCGCAAGGATCTCTGTACTTAGGATGTTTGCAAGTTCTGCTTCAGCGTTCAATCCGTGGATCGCCTTGAGGTCTTGAGCGAGTTCTAGTGAGTACTCTGCTTTTAGAGCTCTTGACTTGGCTTCAACGAGAACTTTCTCGATGCTGAATGCCATTTCGTTGAACTGGTTGCCAGTACCATTTCCTAGGTTCTCAGCATCTCCAGTCTTCATACCCTGACCTACGTTGTAGCCAGTAGATGAAGCAGTTCCAACAGGATTAAGAAGACCTGGGTTTGAACCTGCTTGTGAGGTTGTACCCATACCTGCAACGCCGTCGGAGAATCCGCTTGCCTCATCAAGACCATCGTCCTGACCAGAGAATGCAGTATCAACTTCGTTATAGAAGGTCTCAGTTCCGCTCTGATTAGTGTAGCGGGAACGCATTGCGAAGATAAGTCCAGTAGGACCACTCATTGGTTGTACGCCAGCAAGATCGTATGCCACCAAGTTAGGCATTGCACGACGTATAAGACTGATAAGAACAGGGTCGAAACCAGCGACAGGACCTGCAGCATCAGCGTCAGCTCCGAATCCACCGCCAGCACCAGCAGCATTACCTGCGTTGGTTGGTGTTTCTGTCAACATTCCAGATGAGAATGCTGTTTGTTCTCTTAAAAATTGTTCTTGGTTTTCTAGCAAGACTGCGGTAACAGCTCTCTTATGAGAATCTTCGATTTTATCTAGACCATCATAATCGAGAACTGGAGCCCACTTCTCTTGCAAAGCTTCTGATTGAAACATTGCTAGTTTCCTTAAATGTGTTAATTGAGTTTTGAATTAAATAATCTTAAATTCACTTTTTAGCGATGCCTGAAAGTGTCTTAAGGTAAGCGTTCATTGACTGTGATGCATAACCATCACCAGCAACGTCAACCCCTTCAGATAGGGTTTCAGTTTTTGCTTTGTTTGGAGATGTTCCTTTTGAAGGATAATAAGATTCCTTCAATGTCTCCAACTTTTCACGATATTCTTCGTCACTTTCAAACTCCACACTCTCTGCTAAGGAAGCTAACTTCTCTTTTTGCGACAGTGCTAAACCTTCAGATACGTCAGCGAAGATCTCTTGAGCAACAGACTCTGCAAGTCTCTTGTTCAATGTGATATTCTTTTCGATCTGCTCGTTGAGCTTGGTCTCCATGTCATCAAGTTTGTCTACCATATTCTCAAGGACATCATATTTGTCTTCAGGGATTGATACATAATGTTCTTCAAAAAGACTCTTCATGCCAGCAAGGAATGATTCGGTCATCTCTGCCTTGAGTCCAGACTCGATTGCGAGCTGGTTTTCAGTGACCCATTCTTCTGCGACATATTCTAGGTAAGAATCAATTCGCTCTGTAATAGAACCACGAATTGCATCTACCTCTTCTACGAGTTTTTCCTCGTAAGACTCTTCGTACTGCTTTGCCATTGCCTCTTTAACTTCGGCAACTTTAGACCTTAGTGCGGCCTCAAAGATTGTACGTGCTTTTGATTGGAACTCTTCACTGAGTTCTTCTCCATCTAGAAGTGCCTTAACGTCTTCTTCAACGTCAATTACTTCTTCTTCTACTGCTTCTTCTTCAGCAACGACTTCAGCAGTCTCTTCTGCTTCAGTTGCTTCTTCTTCAGCAACGACTTCCTCTTCGGTAGTCTCCTCTTCAGCAACAACTTCATCAGTTGCTACTTCGTCTTCAGCGACAACTTCCTGATCAGCTTCGAGTTTCACTTCTTCTTCCTCAGGTACGTTTGCGAGTTTTTTACCAACGCCTACATCATCACCTGATGCACCGTCTTTCTTACCCTTGCGGTTCGTTACTACATCCTTAACTTGCTTAAGTGTAGAACCAGGTGTCTTCAGAGCTGCTGAATTGTCATCTGGCTTGTAGTTTGTAGGATCTGGTCCACCAAGATCTTCCCAAGTTTGAGGTGTTCCACCTGTAGTTAACTTGGGCATTGCATCCCCTGCTCCTGCTTTCGCATTCACGGCAGTGTTGGATTGCTTAGTGCCCGCTTCCATTTCCTGTAAATTTTTGTCACTAGACATTTGAAGTTTCTCCGATTTGCTGTGTAGAAATCTATATTTATTTATTAAATTAGAAATTTAAGTTATATTAACTATAATGTGTTGAGGAAGTTTTGGAATAGTCCAAGTTTCTTCTCTTCAAGGTTCCTAGAGACTACCGCACGTTCAATTCGGTTGCGTGTCTCATGTGCTGCACGTTCAAGTAGAGCACCATTATCCCAATACCATTCCTTACCTTCCATGATGCCTTGAACAAATGCATCAGGTGCAGAAGGGTCTGCCACTATATCAGCAGCAGTTGCCAACATAAAATCTTCACCAACTTCCTTGTATCCCTTAGGGGAATCTCTTAGAGAACCAATACCCCTAGAAGATACTCCTAGTGTTACACCGTCCTTTAAAAGAGACTCAGTTATCTTACCCATAGGGGTAGATAGAATCTGTGCCTTACCAACAAAGTTGTTGCCTTCTTGCTTCAATTCTGTAATTTTGTGTGAAACTCTATCGAGGTTTACGGTAGGACCATCGGGATGACCCAATTCACCAAGAGCACGTCCTTTAGTAACGTAGTCCTTAGTATACCTGCCAACCTCTTTCTCCATAATCTTCATTGGATATAACCGACCATTACGGTTTACCATTTCACTCTGGAGGAAGACACCTTTAATGAAAAGATTTTTCTTGCCACCAATAGTTTCGGTGACCATTTCTACCTTTTCAATCTCTTCTCTTATGAGTTTCATTGTACCAAAAAAACACTTTATTATATATTTATACTATTCTTCTGATTCAGGAGATTCTTCTGCTTGTGGAGCAAACGCTGAATCATGTACAGAAGGCTTCATTCCATCAATCCTTTCAGATGATTTTGTGTATAAAATATCTTTAATTTTGTCGGTGATATCTGATGCGGATGCGTCATTTACAACCATATCTAAGAGTTCATCCATTGTCTTTTATCAAGTAATTTGCTGAACTATTTAGTCTAAATACAAACAGGTGATATAATGAGCAAGAAAGAAGGCGTTTAATGAGCAATAGAGTCTACTTATTTCAACCTCAAAGTACAGTAGTTATTAAGGGCAAAAAGCAATATTGGCTACCATATTCTGCTGCGTGTATTTGGAGTTATGCCAACAAGCATGTTGATGGATTTGAGTTGGGAGAAATATTTTTTAGAAGAGAATACCCAGAAAAAATATTAGAGCGACTTGATGATCCTGTGTTATGTGGATTCAGTTGCTACGTTTGGAATGAACAATACAATCTACACCTTGCAAAATTAATCAAAGAGAAGTATCCAAATTGTGTTATTGAATTTGGTGGACCGCAAGCACAAAGAAATTTAATAGAACATGATTTTATTGATACCGTTCTACTAGGATATGGTGAGATTGCATTTGCAGATGTTTTAAGTAGAATTAAAAATGAATACAAAATAATACCAGTATATGAAAGAGAACAACCAAAAGAACTTGCTTATGTAAGTCCATACACAAACGGTGTTATGGATAAGATTGTAGAAGATAATCCAGAATACCAATGGGCATCACTAGTGGAATCTACTAGAGGTTGTCCTCACCACTGCACATTCTGTGACTGGGGTACATGGATGGATCTAATCCAAAAATTTGATATGGATGTTGTCAAAAAGGATATTATGTGGATGTCTACTCATAAGATAGGATTCTTGATGATGGCAGATGCTAACTTTGGTATATTCAGAGATAGAGATCTACAAATTGCAAAATGGTTAAGAGAAGCAGCAGATCATCCAGATGCAATAGTTGATGACCTAACAGTACAATATACTAAAAATAAGACAGATGTTGTTCTTGACATAACTGAAACACTTGGATCTTATGATAGACGAGGTGTGACTATGAGTGTCCAAAGTATGAGTCAACCAGTCTTAAAAACAATTAAAAGAAAAAATATGGATGTGGACAGAATAAAAGATATTGTAGCAAAGGCAAGAAAGAGAAACTTAAATGTATATACTGAAATGATATTAGGTCTTCCAGAAGAAACTGTTGATTCGTGGAAGGATGGAATGTGCTTACTCATGGAGACAGGTCAAGATAGTATTGATGTATGGTTATGTCAGATATTTGGTCAAACTGAAATGAATTTGAATAGAGATAAACATGGAATAAAGGTAGTAAACGCTGAAGATTATGTGTCATTCACTAAGCATAATAATGAAGACTATCCAATCAAAGAAGTTATTGAGATAGTAAATCAAACTAATACGATGACGACTGAAGATATAATTGAAGCATATTTGTTCTCTTGGGTTGTCATTATGTTCCATATTAATGGATTCTCTCATTACATATCAACATTCCATGATTACAGAAAATTCTATGATAACTTAAAGGATTACCTAGATAATGATAGTGGTATATTTGGTCAACACTTCCAAGGACTTAAAAAAAGAATCAGTGCCTATCTAAGAACTGGTAAAGTTATATCAGAAAAAGATACTGGTCACACACTTGAATTAAATGTAGGAACCGACTTTGATTTGTTTTGGGATAATAAAGATCTTGCATTTAAGTTAGTAGAAGAATCATGTAATCCTTCTGAAGATTTAATGGACATTCAAAGAAAATTACTATATGATCCGAAGGTTGAGTATCCTATTCAAGTCCAAAATTATGAGATATGGAATCCTAGACCCATAGAGGAAAGGGAAGATATATGGACTATAAAAAGGAAGAACATGCTTAAAAACAAATTAACCAAGATATGAACGTCTACATGTTCCAACCACAGTATGCTGTGGAAATAAGAAAAGAAGACACCTACTGGTTGCCTTATAGTGTAGGGTGTCTATGGAGTTATTGTAGTCAGTTCAAAGATATTACAGATAACTTTGAATTAAAAGAGTTTATATTCAGAAGAGAAGATCCAGCAAATATATTAGATCGTTTAGATAATCCAACAATATGTGCCTTTAGTTGTTATATCTGGAATGAACGCTATAATTTACATGTAGCAAAATTAATCAAAGAGAAGTATCCAAATTGTGTTATTGAATTTGGTGGTCCTCAAGGAACAAAACATTTACTTGAGTATGACTTCATAGACACCATCATCATCTCTGAGGGTGAGGAATCATTCTGTGATCTTCTAAGAAAAATTAAGAATAATGAAAGCATTG